GCGTACAACTAAGGCGATTCGAAAAAGATAATATAGCTGTATATTATAGAAATGAAGAAGGTTATTTGGTCTTTGTAAATAACCTAAAATCCATTTAGGAGGGTTAAAATGGTAGAAGAATTAAAGAACGTTTTTATTGATCTCGGAGAAGCTCAGCCATTTGTCTATGTAGACGACTGGGTTCCTCAACCTGAAGACTTTATTTTTACAACCTCAAAAGGTTTAATTGAATTGAATGATATCGCTAGGATCTATGGCTTAGAAGATCATCATCCAATTGCTTTCTATTCGATGGCTAGTAAGAAATGCTACAATGGTGCAACTGTAGTAAAACCAAATGGTGATGTATCCATTGGTTTCCGTGACCATTGTATTCATTATCTTAACTATTTCGAAAAGTTTTATGATACTGAACACACTGTAGTTAATATATTAGCTCAGTTGAAGTATCTAATAGAATATCATGAGGGGTATAATGAAGATATGTTAGTAGCTGATATTCAACGCTACTTCATCTCTAAGGATAGTAATCCTGTGCTCCATTATGATATCCATAGATTTGTAAGGGATAATTATAATATACATTTAACGTATAAGAATAAGAATAATCCATGTCTAGAATATAGAGATTATCATGCTTGTATTTTGTTTGAAATCTCTATTCTTCAAAATATGATTATTCCTACTCTTATTCACTTCTCTTATCTACATCAATACACAAACCAAGATATCCAAAGACTTTTATTGAGAGTATTTGATAATATCTTATTTGAAGTAGATAATAAATACAATGTCGATATGGCTTCTAAGTTATTTGAAACTATCTTGACAAATGTAAACAAAAATAAGAAGGGTAATCCAGTGCTATGGGATATGCAAGAAATCCGAGCTCGTAATCCTATTTCACATGCAATGGAAACCCAACAAAATATTTTGGTACAAATCATTCCAAAATATTCATTCAAAGAAAATATCATCTCGTTTAACTTCTTCTCTATTCAAAATGATTTGAATAATAAAGTTCTACGAGCTAAGTATGAATACGCTTTAGCATCAGTATCTTCTTCCAATGTAGATGAAGATAATAACTCTGAAGCAGACAAATTCGAAGCTCACTTAGCTAAGATGAATGAATCAGCAGTTATTCAATCTACGTTAAACTGTAATCAAACAATTCAACGTATTGAAGCACTATATGGTCCATTCTCTGAAGATGAAATTAATTTCTATATGAAAGAGCTTGGTAAAGAAGGTAAGAATATCAAAAACCAATTCCAATTCAATTTGGTTTCTTATCTATTCTTAAAAGAGTTTAAAGATATTCAAGCAGTTAAGTTAGTTACATTCAGACAATATGTAATTATGCTATTAGCTGCTAAGAAGTATCTTATCTCAGCTGGTCAATCTCTATTACCATATATCATTGGTGGTAGAGTAGAAAAGATTGTTAGTCGTAAGACTGTAAATAAGAAGATTCTTCAAAAGATTCAATTCTCCGAAAACTATCCTAAAATAGTTGCTAAATACAATAATAAGAAAATCCAAGAAGAAATCATCTTTAAAACAATCTCCCAAATCTTAGCCTCTGATTTCAGAAATATTGACTTCTATAATCAAGAGCTTAATGGAATCAAAATCCAATGTATTCCAGAAAAGATTTCTGAAGAGTTGCTTCAATATATTCTGTTAATTTAAGACAATTAATTCCAGAGACTAATATTAGTCTCTGGAGTTTTATTTGCTAAAAGGAGGTGAGATTATGGATATACAAGAAGAATTAAAATACTATCTAATGGAAACCTTTCCTGATGCTAAATCCGCATCAAATGGAAGAGAAGTAGTTATCAGATGTCGTTTCTGTGGTGATAGTAAGAATAAAGAATCATTGGGAGATTCTGTTAAAGGAATACCTCCGTTGTATCATTGCTTTAAGTGTAATGAGAGTGGTGTATTGTCTAAAGATGTTATCAGAGAACTTATGGGTTATGCTGATACATCTGAAGTATTATATAAGCTGGATAAATCGAATAAAGAGATATTCAAGAATTCTAAGTATCGACCAGTTAATAATAACTATTACCTAAATCAAAATTACCCCTATATCGATAATACTTATAACAAGAAGAAAATTGAATATATTTCTAATCGTCTTGGAATAGATTTTTCTTATGGTGAAATAATCTCTAACAAAATAATACTTGACGTAAAAGAATTATTAAGTTATAATAAGATTAACGTTGAGAATCGATTTCGTGATCTAATCGATTATGCTTCGCTGAATTGTATTGGCTTTCTAAGTATGAATAATAGTTTTATCACATTTAGAAATCTCCGTAAGAATCCACCAAGACAGTTTAACTTTAGATACATGCAATACAACATTTTCAATTCTTTTGAATCAGGGAATAAGTATTATTGTATTCCGACCATAATAAACACGATGTCGAATGAACCTATACATATTCGAATAGCGGAGGGGGCTTTCGATATATTATCCGTTAAGTATAATTTATGTGGAGGTAATACTGAACAACAGATGTATATCTCTGCTAATGGTAAAGGTTTTAGTAGTGTAATTAAACATGTTTTAACTACCTATCCTATACCTAATTTAATTTTAGACCTGTATTTAGACAACGATTATGGTAATGATTACGCTATATGGAATTGTAAAAAAGCTCTTGAATTAAATATACCAGTATACTTACACAGGAACAGGTTTGAAGGTGAGAAAGACTTTGGAGTTCCCGCTAATAAAATTCGTGAACAGGTTTTGAAAGTTTAAGTAAACTTTGTTTATGAGAAGGGAAGTGTTATTTATGAAATCTCCAAAAGAGCTTTTACGGGGAGTGTCTGATTGGATGATGTTTATTGAGGAACTTAAATTGACTAAATACGAAGTATTTATCATTTTCCTCTCCTATACTATTTTCCTCATGGCACTCTTCTTCTCTATTCTTGCTTTCATCTCTCTTTATTGTAGTGGAAAGCTTTCAATGATATGCCCAGTTATATTACTGGGTATAGTCGTTGATATTTTTCTCTTCATCAAGTCGTTTAAACTATATGAAGAGATAGTTGCTAGTAAGAAATTCAAATAGATCACTTGCCCATAGCCAATATTGGCTATGGGAATTTTATTTTCTTAGGAAGGAATAATGAAATGAAAACATGCGTAACACTTTATGAAACACATCTAGTTAGATATTATCTACCAACAACCAAAAGAGAAAAACTAGGGTTTATGATACAATCTGATATAGATACAGAAGATCTAATAAACTTGAATTTAGTTGCCCATATTCTTCATAATCACATTTGGAATGAATATGAAGGCATCTATGTATATATCTACTCTAATGGTACACATCAATTATTTATTGATAATGGAGTTAAAGAAGAAAAGAGCTTATACTTCAGAGATACTAATAGTAATCCTAGCTAAATATATCTTCGAAGGAAAATATAGAAAAGCTGCTAGAATTATTAAACAAGCTAGACTAAATGTAAGTTTAAGTGAATTACTTAGAATTCCATTAGTTCGATATTATAATGGTATTAATTTCCCATTAGAAGAACTAAGAGATATTTGTAAAAAATAAGGAGAAATAAAATGAAAACAGAATTTCTTAAAAAGGAAACAGTAATAGAAGTGTATGGTCTTGAAACTCTAATAGTTGCTTATATGATCTTAGACCAATTCAATAATACCGATGTCAATTATTATCATTATGATTATAGTAATGGTGATTATAATTTGACTAAAATGGTTAATGGTAAGGAAGAAGAATCTCAAGTTACTTTATTCACACAAGTTCCAGATTATATAGCGGCAATAGCAAATGCTATTGTATATGGTAAAATCCATAAAGCTGTACGTATTTGTAAGAAGAATAACTTACCGTTGAAGATCAATAAGTTAATGAATTATCATATACTATTAACGGCTGATGATCGCGAATATCGTACTAAATTATACAAATTATTTACACTTCGTTAGAAATCAAATGAGGTAGCCGATATCGGCTACCTCTATCTTTTATTTATTTTTTGTAATAGTGTGAATTTTCAGCGATATATTATAATAGTGAATAAGAGTATTGTATTTTATTTATATTATTAATTATAAGGAGTTTAAAAAATGGAAAAAGTTTTATTAACAGGAGAAAATTTATATCAAGTTCACAAATATTTACATCGTCCAGAATGGTGTCTCTCCGATTATTCTGTATGCTTCACAATAAAGTCTGTTGACTTTGAAAAAGCTATAGTTGTCGGAGAACGGTATGGGGAGGAGGTAGGAATATTCCCATTAGATAATGTTGAATTGACTGACCGTGATGCAGTCCAATTGAAATACCAACAACTATTGGAGAAAGTTCCTTCCGAAATTAGAAATGATTTGGAAGATGTAGTTAGCGAGCTAGAAGGCTATGCCTCTGCTCGTGGCTACAATGGATGTTTCTAAAGGAAAGAAAGTGAGGTAGCCAATATTGGCTACCTCATATCCTTCTTTTATTTTTTCTTTACTATGAAGTGAAACCCGTGGCAAGAGAGTCTCAATTATATGTTAGATTGTGATAATAAGTGGTTGATTTCTGTTAGCAGCAGATACATAGTTATCTTCAAGCTTTTGAACGATATCATCACGCTTATTAGCCCAGTCTTGTAAAGTATCCAATGGTAATTCTGTAGTAGCATAAGAAGTACTTACATTAGTAAAGTATTTCAAGTTGTTATAAACAAATGTAGCTACATCAGAAGTTGCTAGGTTTTCAAATATTTCCATCTTAGATGGTTCTATTGTCATTAGGTTCTTAGAATGTTTGACGTATAGATTAATTGGAATAGACTTAAGAGTTTCTAATTGGTTATTAGATAACTGAGAAGCTAATCTAATTTTATTAGGAGCTTCGAATTCTGGATAGATACCAGCTTTATAAATACTAGCATGGTTAGTAAGCATTTGGTTCATCATAATATCTTCTACGTTCATTTGTGTAGTAAACATATCGAATGTGCTAAAGAACCCAGTACCGAACCCAAAGGAAGGATACATAGTGCTTAATAATCTCCAGTCGATGTCCCCACAGCCAATAATCTTTACAGATGAGCACGTTGCTTCATCAATAAGATAGTAAGGACCTTTACGTCTATCACCAGTTAGATAATATGTCATCTTATATGGGAAGTAACGACTGAACGTATCCAATGTTTCATTAGAGATTATTTCTTCCATCCATACATCTTTACCCATCTCATCAGGTAGGTTAAGTACACGAGTACCTAAACGACGTTCTATTTTATTCAATAGATTTGTAGTAGCATTCATCATTGGCATATCTTTATCACCTCAATTCTATGTGGTAAGTAAAATATATAGAGTACCCAATATTGGGTACTCTAATTATATATTTTCTAGAAACGATCACAGAACTTATCGATCTTAGCACCAACATAATCTTCAATAGGTACAACGATAACATTGTAGTTTTCGTCTACTAATTGAAGGTTATTACCCTTACGAGTAATATTAGTGAACTCTTGATCAAAAGCTTCACACATAGCGTTTAAGTTATAAGATTCTTTCATAATAACTTTACGCACATCGTCGTTAATGATAGGTGAGACAGCAGATTCAACCATTAAGCTGTTACCAGACTCAACAATTTTACGTTGCATGTCTTCATTCATATTAGTCAATTTAAGATCATCCATGAATGCAGATTCAGTTACAATGTGATCTGTATAAGCATCTGGATAAGATGGGAAGTATACACGGTCATAACAAATAATACGCAAGTTAGTAACTTGATTACGACCACCATTGTTTTTAATGGAACCGATAGATCTTAAAGAGAAGGATGGTAATTGACCATCTTTCAAGTCTTCGTTAAAGCTACGACCTAGTTCATTATTAGTACCACGGAATTGTGCTTTTACTAAAGGTCCTTCCATCCAGAGTTTAGTAAACCATACTTGTTCTAAAGTACCATCTACTTTTTGTTGACGAGATAGATTCAAATCTAATGGATGACCAGCTTCACCTTTGAAGTTACCAGTAGTAACCAATTCACGAATACGATCACTATAGATTTCACCATGCAAGTCTTCAGTAGAATAGAAACGGCGGTTACGGTTTTCTTTCTCACCAACTTGGAGAACACCTTCAGCCGTAACAAAACCGTTTCTTCCTACATTTACAGTTTCACAAGAAACAACTTTTTCTGCAGCTTCATTAATGACAAACACTACAGGTTTCTTCATTATCTAGCCTCTGAAATAATTATTTACGAGTAAATTTCTTTTTAGATTCATCGATAACTTTAACAGAGTCTTCCTTTTT